CAGGTTAAGAAACAGATAGAAGAAGTAGAAGAGATAGAGAAACAACTAAAGGCCCAAGAGAAGCCTAAACCAGAGACTGATAGCGAACATTCGCAGGAAGTCGAGGCCAAGGAAAACTTGGATACTACAGATGAAGTACCTAACGAGACTTCTTCAGAAGTGGAAAAATCTGGCGCGGAAGAGCCGACTGACGAACCTCAAGTAGAGGCGGACGACTTTAAGCAAAAGTACAACACCCTTCAGGGCAAGTACAACGCTGAAGTTCCTAAACTGCACCAGCAGCTTAGGCAGTTGACTGAAAAACTAAATGCGTTCGAACAAGCGCAGGAAGAAAAGCAGAAAACTGAATCCGCAAAACCTAGAGAAAGAGTCAGTTATGTAACTGACGCTGACCGAGAGGAGTTTGGCGAAGAGTTAATTGACGTACAACGTCGCGTAGCTAGAGAGGTTGCTCAAGATTATGAAGAGCGCTTCGAAAAGCAAGAGGCTATTATTAAAGCGCTTCAAAAGAAGCTCGATAATACTGGCGCTCAAGTTGGCGAAATGAGTTTTTCTCAGAAACTACAAGTGTTAGTTCCTGATTTTGCTCAGATTGACAACGACCCCAAATGGGTTGAATGGCTCAATGAGTACGACCCAATGGTGCGCGGGCAGAGACGTGAAATAGCTCAAGCAGCGTTTAACAATGGTGATGCTGAAGCTGTAGCAGATTATGTAAAACTGTTTAAGCAACAGATGACCGGCGGAGAACCTGTTAATAATCGACAAGCGGAACTCGAAAAGCAAGTTGCACCGAATCGTTCTGTTACCAATGGTAAAAAGAGCGCGAGTCGAGAAGCTAGGTTGTACACTCAGAAAGAGATGGATAACCAGTGGAATAAGATTCGAACTCTAAGTTCCAGAGGGAAGTATGACGAGGCGGAAAAACTTGAAGCTGAACTAACGTCTGCTTATCTCGAAGGTCGGGTAAGAGCCTGACACAAGATTTTGCAGCCGTTGACAACTTTGTAACTAATGTATGTAAAGGAGAAATAACATGGCTGCTGTGTTCCCAGTCGTATCAAGCGGTTCGTTTGATACATCACCTTCGTACTCAGGTGCGTTCATTCCACAACTGTGGTCGAGCAAACTGAATGCGAAGTTCTACCAAAATACCATCCTAACTGAGGTATCTAATACCGATTGGGAAGGTGAAATTAAAAACCAAGGCGATACAATTCGTATCCGTACTGCACCGTCAATCACTATCAATGATTATGCGGGCGCTGGTACAACCTTGACTAACGAAGTTCCAACCCCTGTGTACACTGATATGCAGATTAACAAGGGTAAATACTTCTCTGTTCAGGTAAACGACGTACTTGCTCATCAGGCCGATATGGACCTTATGAACATGTTTACTGACGACGCTGCGAAGCAGTTGAAGATTAACATTGAAAACGAATGTTTCTACAACTGGTATGTAACTGAGGGTGCTAACGCAAACAACAAAGGCGCTACTGCCGGTCAGTTGTCTGCTGAGTACAACCTTGGTACTGATGCAGCACCTATTGACCAAGGTACGGTCTCTAACGTGCTGAAGACTATTCTTCGTATGTCGGCTGCTCTTGACGAGCAAAACGTTCCTGAGGAAGGTCGTTGGTTGATTATGTCCCCATTTGACCGTCAGCTTTTGATGCAAACAGATATTGCACAGGCTTACTTCACTGGTGACAGTTCAAGCATCGTTCGTACCGGTAAAATCGGTATGCTCGACCGTTTCGAAGTATACGTCTCTAACCTTCTGCCTAAAGGCACCACAGCAAAAGCTCTGGTTGCTGGTCTTAGTGCAACCTCTTCGGGTGCTACTGCGACTGGCGCAAAACCTCGAAGAATGATGGTTGCTGGCACTAAAGCATCTTGTGCATTTGCTTCGCAAATCAGCAAGACTGAGCCGCTACGTAACCAAACTGACTTCGGAGATATTGTTCGTGGTCTGGCGGTTTATGGTCGTAAGGTCGTAAAACCAGAAGCTCTAGTAACGGCGCTAATTGGCGACCCAAGCTAATAGAGTAAACAGGGAGGGGGGTAACACCCCCTCTCATTCTATTTAGGAGAATGGTTATGGATGTTTTCGAACTTGCTGCTAAAGTAGGCGGGGAAGTTGTAAATAACGAAGCCCGTGTGCGTATAGATGGCGATTGGGTTACTCTTGCTTCTGACGGCGTTCTTACAGAAGAAGGCACAAAGATGGCAGAACAACTTGCGGCACCTAAAGCAGCTACTAAGAAAGCTACCAAGGCTAAATCAGATGATTCTAAGTAATGGTGGCGATAGATGTCAACAGTCAAAGTTATAGAGGTAGTTAAGCGCGTAGAAGACGTATTACAGGATTCCGGTGTACGCTGGCCTCGTGTAGAACTGCAAAATTGGCTCAACGAGTCTTATTTGCAGATTATCCTCCTACGTCCTGACGCAAATGCTAAAACAGGTACTTTTACTTGTGTAGCAGGCTCAAGACAGACTTTAACTTCAGGATTTTCGACAGCCATAAGATTGTTAGATATTGTTAGAAATGTCGCTTCGACGTCTAGCAAATATGTAGTCCGGCTCATTGACCGTAGTGTTTTAGATGACCAAAGACCCGGTTGGCACAATGAGACAGGGACTATAAACGTACAGAACTTTACGTTCGACCCACGCCAACCAAAAACATTTTACGTATATCCTCCAGCTACTACTTCTGCTCAGCTAGAAGTTGTTTACGCAGACCACCCCGGCTATCACGCTTTGAGTGAGTCCGCGCTAAATCCTTCCGGTACTACAGCAGACGTAATCAATCTGGACGACATTTATCTTAGCTCTATCATAGACTGGATTTTGTATAGAGCCTTTTCTAAGGATGCTGAGCATGCGGCTAACGCTGCACGAGCAGGCGCTCATTACCAAGCCTTTATGGCGGGTATAGGTAACAAAACGTCAAGTGATGCCAGCTCCGTACCATCGGGGGGCGTGTAAATGGCGGTTACTTGGTCTAAATTCTTCCCTTATGTTCAGCCTTATGTTCCGGGTTGCCCGGAAGTTGTTATTGAGTCACACCTCCAAGAAGCGGCGGCTGAGTTCGCTATGCGAAGCTCAGTGTGGCGTGTTGTTATAGACCGTGACTTTACTAGCAAGAGTACGCCTGATTATAAGATTAGCGTTCCTAACGGAACTGTTTTAGAAAATATACTCCACCTAAATATGGATGGATTAAGACTTCAAAGGGTTACTGACAAACACTACTCCATACCTTTAGATGATAGAGGTAAGGCAATTTTAGGTAGACCTATGAAGTACGCTGTTGTCGGTGACGACACAGTTCAGTTCTTCCCAACACCGGACAAGACTTACGGTTTCGAAGGTTTAGCAGTTGTGAAACCAAAATTAACTGCTACAGGTGTGGAAGACTTTATATTTGAAACACACGGGCGAACTATCGCCGCAGGTGCCATTTCGCGTATCGCTGGGATTCCAAACAAAGAATGGTCTAACTCAGAACTCGCTATGTACTACAGGGGGCTGTTCAACAGAGATTCTGATGCCGCTGCTGGGCGTGATACACGCGGCTCGAATATTCGGGTGGCGGCTGTAGGATTTGATTCGACGCCTAGACGTAGGAGGAAATAATGGCAACTGCTGCTGAATTTTATTATGTTCAAGGCGATACCGGCCCACAACTAAAAATATCGCTGACTGACGAAGATACGGGTACTGCTACTGATTTAACAGGCGCAACCGTTAAAATGTATATGAAAGCCGCTGGAGCAGAGACAGTTCTACTCAGTAAGACTTTATACGTAAACCCAGCTACGGCTACCTCAGGGGAGGCCATAGTTAACTGGGCTACGGGTGATTTAAACGTAGACCCCGGAACGTATCTTGCTGAGATTGAAGTTACTCGTGCGTCCGGTGTTATTGAGACTTTATATGACACAATTAAACTTAGAGTAAGGGAAGACTTTGCATAATGAAGATTAGCTCTGTTGTTGCGATAAATGCCTTAAAAGCTGCTTACAAGCGGCTAGGGCTTTCTATGTCGCCCAACGTATCGCATATTCAAATGGCGATAGAGCTAGGTAACTTCCTTATTGAAAAAGCCTTCTACGAACATGTTACTGCCGAACGTATCGCTATCGGTGATTTCGATGGTTACATCATCGAGTTCTTTAAGAATATATCCGGTGACACTGTTGCGGCTAGCGTAGACGAAGCGCTTATTGATTTTAACAAGGTCATTAACGATACGCCTTCAGTAACCCACTCAGAAGTTTTTGATTTCTACAAAAACATTGCAGAAGCTGCTAGTGCCAGTGATTTCTACGCATCAGCTTTTGGTAAAACACTATTCAACCAAGTTACAGGTATTGAGGACTCTCAATACATTTTTACCAAGAAGGTAAAAGAAGACGTAGTCGATATAGTCGAACAAGATTACAAGGCATTTTCTAAAGCGCTGACTGATGCACCGTCGTTGACCGATGACGATGCTATCCTTCAATTCTTCAAAAACACTACCGAAACTGTTGGCCTGACTCACGCAGAAACCATACAGTTCGCTAAGTTTTTGGCGGATAACGTAGGTGTCACTGACGACCTAGATGGTAGCGCGTCCATATTGGACGACCAAGAAATGCAGTTCACTAAGATACGAACTGACATTGCTACCATGACAGATACATTTGTTAGGGTTGTGGCCTATAGCCGCAGCTTCGCAGATGGGTCGGACCTTTCGGACGATGATGTCCTGACGTTCGGAAAAATTGTAGAAAATAATTCTATAATAAGTGACTCAGATGTTTTAGATTTTGGTAAACTATTAAGCGATACACCAGTTGTGTCCGAGAGTCTCGCTTTTGACGTGACTCTAGCTCCATTTACTGATAGTAGTGGACTAACGGATTCAGCAGACGTGGTGCCGAATAAAGTAGTATTGGACACAACCTCGACTTCCGACTCGGGGTCGTACAGAAGTCAGGGATACTGTGACTTCGCTTACTTTGCGGAAGATTTTGTCGGAGCTTCCGGAACTTTTTAACTAGGAGGTCGTTATGATTAACGAAAACTTGAAGCTCTCCGGTCAGCTCAACATTGTCCTCAAGGACAAGGCCGGAAACATAAAAGACCAACGCGAGCTTAAAAACCTTGTCGTACAAGCTGGTCTTGAGTACATCGCCAATCGTATGAAGAACGATAGTTCTGATACGGGCGGTAAAGCGGTCATGTCTCATATGGCGCTTGGTTCAGGTACGACTGCGGCAGCATCGGGCCAAACAGACCTTGTGTCTATTTTGGGTTCCCGTGAAGCATTGGATTCTACTACTCTTGTGTCAGGTTCTTTGCATAAGATTCAGTATGAGGCTTCTTTTGAAGCAGGCGATGCTACCGGTGCTGTTACTGAGGCAGGTATCTTTAACGCGTCGTCTAGCGGCGACATGCTTTGTAGAACTGTTTTTTCAGTTGTAAACAAAGCGGCAGACGATACGATGACTGTAACATGGACAATCACACTGTCTGCAACTTAATGGGTGAGAAAGGAGTGACCTCATGTCTACGATAACAACACGCTCAGGCAAAGGGTCGCCCCTTTCTAACACTGAGGTTGATAGCAACTTCACGAATCTAAACACGGATAAAATGGAGAAATCATCAAACCTCAGTGATGTTAATAACACAGCTACTGCACGTACAAACCTTGATGTTTACAACAAAGCGGAGACAACAAGTGAGGCGATAGCAATGGCGATTGCATTGGGGTAGAACATGGCATTTGCATCCGAAGTATCAGCAAGCATAGGAACTTCAGGCAGTCCATCTACTGTGACGCCTACTGTTGGTTCCGGAACAACATTAACAATGATTGGGCTTTCTTTTGCCAACATTACATCAACCAACCAAACTGTATCTTGCAAAGTAAACAAAAGCGGCGGTTCTTCCGCCTTTTTAGTTAAAGACGCAACAGTTTTACCGGGCGGCGCTTTGGCAGTTGTAGGAGGAGACCAAAAAGTAGTTTTACAAGCGGGCGATTCCGTTACGGCTTACGCGAGCAACAGCTCGGCTATTGACGTAGTGGTGTCGTACCTGACGTAAGGAGTAAAAAATGGGTTACATCGGTAATGCTCCGTATCAGGGTGTCCTGACCGGAGGAAATATACAAGATGGTACTATCGAAGAAGCGGACATCGCAAATGATGCGGTAACTACGCAGAAAATCGAAGACTTCAATATTACCGAGGGTAAACTCGCTACCGGCGCTGTAACTACCGGGAAGATAGGTAGCAACGCGGTAACTGATGCAAAACTCGGCAGTTCTTCTGTAACTACAGGCAAGATTGCTGACGGTGCTATCCACACTGCTAAAGTTGCCGATGGCGCAGTTCACACAGACAAGATTGCAGACGGCGCAGTTCACACAGACAAGATTGCAGACGGCGCAGTAACTGCGGTTAAGATAGCTGCGGGAGCGGCTGTTCCTACTCAGACAGGACATTCAGGCAAATACTTAACTACCGATG